GAGATTCTTTGCTTATCCCAGAAACTGGATTCGGTCAAAATGTTGGATTTGGTGGAAAACTAACGGTAACTAATATTGCATCAAATAATACATTTATTATTGATAATGTTCAAGGCCAGTTTTCTGCTGGAAGCAGTGTATTAAATTACATAAATTCTTCAGGAATTACAACACAGACCGGAATCGGAGTTACTATTACTGAAATCTTTGAAGATCCTTACTATGATGGTCTTCACATGAAGATTTTACATATGAATCATGGAATGCATTCATCAGAGAATTATCTGAGAATAAGTTCATTCAGACCTCTACAATCCGAAGTTAATTCTAGATTAACATCGGCAATTACGCCTACAGACACCACAATTCCAATTACGTCATCTACTGGATTCGAAACCTTTGAGAGAGTTGCTGTAGATGCTTCCAATCCTGGTTATGTAATTATTGGAGATGAAGTAATTTCTTATACTGGTTATAGTGCAACAAGTCTCACTGGCGTAGTTAGAGGAGTTGATGGAACTCAAGCACAATCTTATGATTCTACACTACCTGTTTATAAGTATGAATTTAATGGAATTTCTTTAAGAAGAATCAACAAAGTACACAATTTTGCAGAGGTTGACGAAAATCATCCAACCGAACTTAATTCGTACTTTATTAAGATTGATATGTCAGATACTGATTTTGATAATATTGGAATTGGTTCAGATAGAACAAATGATTTATACTTTAATGAGACCCTACAAACTGGAGGACCAGGAACAATTCTCACAAACAATATTCAGTTTGAAGCAATTACTCCCAACGTATCTTATATTATTCCAGGAAAAACAAACCTCGGATGTAGAATTAGAACCTTTACTGGAACAAGCATAGGTGGAAATGAGAAGTCATTCTTGGACGATGGATTCAGTTCTATTCCACTCGATAAAACTAGTTATTTTGGTAATCCAAAATTAATTTGTTCTGACATCAATGAGCAAAAGTTCATTACAGAGTCGCCAGGAAGTAAATCATTTACAATGGAATTCCTAATGAATACTGTTGATTCTAGAGTATCGCCAGTTATTGATACAATCAGAGTTGGTGCAGTTTTAACATCCAATCTAATTAATAGTCCTTATGGTGTAAATGAGAATTCTAATTACGCTAATGACGATACTGTAAGAAGTCTTTTCAATGATAAGCACTCAACGATTTACCTTTCTAAACCAGTAAGACTTAAGATTCCAGCAAATTCGATCAAAGTATTACTCACAGCAAGTCGTAATGATACGAATGATATTCGCGTTCTTTATCAACTCTTTAGAGACGATGCTCCACAGGCATCTGAAAATTATGAATTATTCCCAGGCGCAGCCAACTATCAAGTTGATGGGCAAGGTATTAAGAGAGTTATTGACCCATCCCTGAATGATGGATCTGCGGATACATTTGCAAGACAAACAAACGATTCCTCTTTCCGTGATTATGAGTATAGTGTAGATGACCTACCCGACTTTAATGCCTTTGCTATTAAGATTGTAATGGCAGGAAAGAATCAAGCAATTCCTCCAGTGATTCGTCAATTAAGAGCAATTGCTACTATCAAACCTAGGATTTGATTATGGAATATATTAAAGTAAAAGATAAAGACCACCTTGCAAGAGATATGAATTCAAATGGAATTGTAAATTTTGATATGGAGGGTTATGAGAAATATATTGAGAACTACAAAAGAGTTTACAGTGAATCTCAAAAAATTAAAAATCTTGAGAGCGAAATGAGTGAAATTAAAGATGATTTAAATGAAATTAAATCTTTACTAAGGAGTCTGGCGAATGGATCCTGACAAAATTACTTTAGAAAATATATCTAAATCATTTGAATATGAGAAACTTTCTAGAGACCTAGATAGTATAGATGATATTGAAACTTTAAGAAATTTTGCAAAATCTTATGCAAAACTCTATTTTAAACAACAAGAAGTCATATTAACACTCTAATGGCACAACCATCTACCAGACAAGAACTTATTGATTATTGCAAAAGAAAACTGGGATCCCCAGTTTTAGAAATTAACGTTGCCGACGAACAAATAGAAGATTTGGTTGATGATGCTGTTCAGTTTTTTCAGGAAAGACATTTTGATGGTGTCTATCCTACTTTTTATAAGTATAAAATTACTCAAGATGATATAAATCGGGGCAGAGCAAGAGGTTCAACTTCCCCCGTAGGTATTGTATCAACGTCAGTTTCTACAAATATTGTAGGAACTGCTACAACTTTTACATACGAAGAAAATAGTAATTATCTTCAAGTTCCACCAAATATTATTGGTGTAAATAAAATTTTTACCTTTGACGGAACTAATACTATTACCAATAATATGTTTAGTGTTAAATATCAACTATTTTTAAATGATATTTACTATTGGGGTTCTATTGAACTTCTTAGTTATGCTATGGTCAAAACTTATTTGGAAGATTTAGATTTTCTACTTAATACTCAAAAACAAATTCGCTTCAACAAAAGACAAGATAGACTATATTTAGATATTGATTGGGCAACAGTAAGAGAGGGTCAATATTTTGTAATAGATTGCTATTCAACTTTAGATCCCAACGACTATTCTAAGGTTTGGAATGATTCATTTTTAAAACCATATCTCACTGCTCTTATAAAAAGACAGTGGGGACAAAATATGATGAAATTTACAGGAGTAAAACTACCGGGTGGGGTCGAATTGAATGGTAGACAAATGTACGATGATGGGCAAAGAGAAATTGATATGTTAATGGAAAAAATGTCGAACACTTATGAACTTCCACCTCTAGATATGATAGGTTAATCCTATGCTAAATCCATTCTTTCTGCAGGGATCTTCAAACGAACAGGGACTGATTCAGGATTTAATCAATGAACAGTTGAGAATGTATGGTGTGGAAATTTACTATCTTCCAAGACAATACATCACTGAAAAGACAGTGCTGAGAGAAGTAATAGAATCGGAATTTAGTAGCGCATATCCAATAGAAGCCTATATCAATTCATATGAAGGATATTCCGACAATCCGACTATTTTGTCAAAATTTGGCATTCAGGCACTCAACGAAATAGTATTGACGATTTCTAGAGAAAGATATGAAAATTATATTGCACCATTAATTAAAAATCAATCCAATATAAAATTATCAAAAAGACCCAAGGAAGGAGACTTGGTTTATTTCCCATTGGGAGATAGGTTGTTTGAAATAAAGTACATTGAACATGAAAAACCCTTTTATCAATTACAAGGAAACTATACCTATGAACTGAGATGCGAACTCTTTAGGTATGAGGATGAACTTATTGATACAAGTATTGATAAAATTGACGACCTTATTTCTGGGGCAGATTTAACAGACCCAGAAAAGAATCCAATTGGAAATCTTGTCAATCTTACGATGTCGGGAATTGGGTCTACTGCTACTGCCACATGTGCAATCGTAGATGGAGGTGTAAGATTTGTTACGATTACTAATCGTGGCGGAGGTTATACAAGTACTCCTACTGTTGGATTTACTTCTGCACCTACTGGAGGAAAAACTGCAAGTGCTGTTGCTGAAATGATAGGTGGAATTGTTGTATGTAATAACAATGTAGATCCAAAAGCAAAATCAGTACAAAAAGTCTTAATTACTAATGCAGGATTTGGATATACTACACCACCCAAAGTTAAATTTAGTGGAGGTGGCGGCAGTGGGGCTTCAGCAACTGCTACGATTGGCGATGGAATCGTAGGAATAATTACAGTTACTGATGGCGGGTCTGGTTATATACTTCCTCCCACAATAACTTTTACGGGTATTTCTTCTGTCTCGGCAGCTGCTACTGCAGTAGTTTCTGCCGCAGGTTCAATAACATCAATCAATATTATTAACGCTGGTCTTGGATATACAGAGACGCCGACAATTACGATTGGCAATCCTCTCTTATCATCGACAGGAAGTTTTATTTTTAATGAAATAGTTACTGGTTCTCAGAGTGGTGTTACTGCAAGGGTCAAATCTTGGAATTCTGTTACAAAAGTCCTTCAAGTATCAAATCTAACTGGAGATTTTGTTGTTGGTGAAAATATTGTTGGCAGTGCTTCAAGTGCATCTCATTATTTACGCACTATAGATAATCTCCCATCAATTTCCAAAGATGGTTTTGCGGCAAATGATGAAATTGAAGAAGAAGCATTGGAAATCATAGATTTTGATGAAAGTAATCCATTCGGAATGCCGTAATCATAAATATTAATTAATAATTGAACCTATTATAAGTTAATCCTCATGTTTGAGTATTTTTACAACGAAATTTTAAGAAGAACTGTAATTGCTTTTGGTTCTCTGTTTAATGAAATTACAATTAAACATACCAACAATTCTGATCAAGTTGTAAGTGCAATTAAGGTTCCTTTGGCATATGGTCCTACTCAAAAATTTCTTGCGAGGTTGAACCAATCACCAAACTTAAATAAACCAGTTCAAATTACATTACCAAGAATGTCTTTTGAATTTACTGGATTGACTTATGATGCCGGAAGAAAATCAACAACTACTCAATATTTTACTTCAAAATCGGTAGAAGATAGTAAGGAAATAAAAAAAGCATATCTCCCAGTTCCATACAATATGCAGTTTGAGTTGAGTATAATGTCAAAACTCAACGATGACGCTCTTCAGATTATAGAACAAATTCTCCCATATTTTCAACCAGCATACACAATGACGGTTGAGTTGGTTGACCAAATTAATGAAAAAAGAGACGTTCCTGTTGTCTTAGAAAACATCACCATGCAGGATGATTATGAGGGAGACTTCACTACAAGAAGAGTATTAATTTATACTTTAAGATTTACTGCAAAGACATATCTCTTTGGCCCCGTATCTTCTGCAACAAAAGATATTATCAAAAAGTCTACTGTCAGTTATATTGCTGGAGATCTTATCACAAATCCAACAAGAGAAGTTGTATATTCTGCCGAACCTAGAGCAATTAAAAATTATACAGGAGTAGTTCTTACAATTCTTGCACAAGATGTATCCAATACCGATACTGTAATTAAAGTTGAGGATGCATCTTCTATTTCAATAAACACATATCTTGATTTGGGGGGTGAAGAAGTTTATGTGACAGCAAAATCTGGAAATTCCCTCACAGTTGAAAGAGGAAAAGACGATACAACTATAACTTCTCATTTGGGAGGTTCTCCAGTCAAATCAATTACTAATGCGGATAATTTATTAGTAGAAGAAGGGGATGATTTTGGATTTAGTGGAAGTGTATTTTGATAGAGTATGAAAATGTCTAAAAAATTCGACAAATTAAATGAAACTTTTAACCTAGAAGGAGAAATTGTTCCAATTAAAGCAGAGGAAGTTTCTGGCGAAATAGAAAAATATGCTTCAACTGCTGATGACATTAAAAAAGATTATGAGTATGCAAGAGGAAATTTGTATTCATTAGTAGAAAAAGGTCAAGAAGCAATCAATGGCATTCTTGAGCTGGCGCAGGAAAGTGAAATGCCAAGAGCTTATGAAGTGGCGGGACAGTTAATTAAGAATACAAGTGAAATTGCTGAAAAACTCATGGCATTACATAAACTTAAAAAGGATGTTGAAGAAGAAAAACAAAAAGGACCCACTACTGTCAATAATGCACTTTTTGTTGGATCTACTGCAGAATTAGCAAAGTTGCTTAAACAACAAACAGAAGATGAAAACGTTTAAACAATTCCAAGAAGGTTGGAGTAATAAATATAAAAAGAGTATTGATTGCTCCAACCCAAAGGGATTTTCTCAACGTGCTCATTGCGCTGCAAGAAAAAAGAGAGCAAAAGGTGAAAAGACTGAATCAAAACCAGCACAATGAATGAACAAATAAAACCATTTAAAACAGTTGAACAAATTGCAAAGAAGCATCACCTAGACGTTTCTTTTATAGAAAAGCAACTTAAAATGGGTGAAAAAATTGAACACGAGCATACAAAAAATCATGAATTAGCAAGAGAAATTGCTCTTCAACATCTTGATGAAATTCCTGATTATTATACTCGTTTGAAAAAGATGGAATCGGATGCTAAAAAATTTAAAGATGTAAAAGAAGAAACTAAGTCTGGAGATAAAAGTCTTCGGGATTGGTTTAAGAAGTCTAGTGGAAAAGATCCAAAGACAGGAAGAAAGGTTAAAGGATGGGTTCAACTTGGTGGACCATTTGCAGGTGCTCCTTGTGCTCGCCAACCTGGGCAAACTTCTACGCCGAAATGTGGAAGTTCTAAAATGGCGGCGAACCTTTCACCTGAGGAAGAAGAAAAGGCATTTAGAAGAAAAAACAAACAAGACCCAAACCAACCAGAAAAAAAGAACGCAGCAAAACCAACTAACGTCAGAACTGAAGAAATGAACTTGCAAGAAAAAGAGAAATCTGGCAAGAAAGATGCTTGCTATGCAAAGGTAAAATCACGTTATAGCGTTTGGCCAAGTGCTTATGCATCAGGAGCACTTGTAAAGTGCAGAAAAGTTGGCGCAGCAAACTGGGGAACTAAAACGGAGGAAACTCACATGCACGAAGAAGAAAGATATTGTCCTTTATGCAATAAAAGAGAAACTAGGTCCGAATGTTCTTATGGAGAAAAGGCATGGGATAGAGTTTCTGTAAAGGACCAAGAATATTCTATGGCAAGGTCCGAATTAAAAACAATTCATGATGCTCTCAAGAGATTGGAACAAAAGGTTGGAAAGGGTGAGGGAAATTTGGAAGCATGGGTACAATCAAAAATTACAAAGGCCGCAGATTACATTGACACCGCTGCAGATTATGTAAATAGTGGTGAGATGGAAGAAAATGTAACCATTGAAGATGCTGATGGCAATACTTTTGCAGAAGTCGTCGATATTATTACACCAGACCCAATAAAAGGATTTAAATCACAAATGAGTGAAGCAACAAGAATGCAGGCACAAACTGGAAATATTATTGCAGTAACTCTTTCATGGAGAGGAAAATATTATTCGCTTAAAATGTTTTTCCCACAAGTGAAACTTCCAACTCGCAAAGAAATTAGCGATGAGATTCAGAAAGTATATCCAGGTTGCAATGTAGTTTATCATTCAGTATCAGAAATCCAACCCGGAAAACCACTAATTCAAGCATGTGGACCTCAGGGCGGAAGTGCAGCAAAAATGGGTCCAAATAAAAATTATGTAAAACCCATGGGTGAAGAGGTTGAAATATCAGAGGCAAAAAAGTCTGAAATGAAGTGCAATAAGCCAAAGGCTGAAGCACATGGTTCTGGAGAAACTGGAAAATCGCATGTTGTTAAAGCATGTGAAGGTGGAAAAGAAAAGTTAATCCGTTTTGGGCAACTTGGAGTTAAGGGTTCTCCGAAAAAAGAAGGAGAGTCTGAGGAATATGCAAGTCGTCGTCATAGGTTCAAAACCAGACATGCAAAGAATATTGCAAAAGGAAAAATGAGTGCTGCATATTGGGCAGATAAGGTAAAGTGGTAAATTGAGGTAGTTTTATTATGTCTGATGTCTATTTGGGAAATCCTCTCCTTAAGAAGGCAAATACGCCAATTGAATTTACACAAGAGCAAATCCTAGAGTTTGTTAAGTGTAAAGATGATCCGGTATATTTTGCCAAAAATTATGTGAAGATTGTGACTCTGGATAAGGGACTACAACCTTTTCAGATGTATCCCTTCCAGGAAAAACTTGTAAATAATTTCCACAAGAACAGATTTAATATCTGTAAGATGCCACGGCAGACGGGTAAATCTACCACAGTTGTGTCCTTCCTGCTCCATTATGCCGTCTTTAATGACAATGTTAATATCGGCATCCTAGCAAACAAAGCAGCGACCGCCAGGGAACTCCTAGATAGGTTACAGACTGCTTATGAAAACTTGCCCAAGTGGATGCAGCAAGGTATTATTTCTTGGAATAAAGGTTCTCTGGAGTTAGAAAATGGATCAAAGATTCTGGCTGCTTCTACGTCTGCAAGTGCTGTCCGAGGCATGTCGTTCAATATCCTCTTCTTGGACGAATTCGCTTTCGTTCCAA